TGAAACACTACCAATTTCGGGGGCGGAAAACCGCCCTCGTTTGATGCCAGTTACTACGGGAAATACATGACACCAGAAGCTAAAGTAAAAAAGAAAGTTGTCGCTACACTTAAAGAGTTTGGTGCCTACTTCTTTTACCCTGTGACAGGTGGCTACGGGCGCAGCGGTGTGCCTGATGTAGTTGCATGTTACAACGGCTTCTTTGTCGGTATTGAATGTAAGGCTGGCAGCAACAAGCCCACCCCGTTGCAGCAGAAAAACCTTAAAGACATCGCAGCAGCAGGTGGCATTTCGCTGGTTATCAATGAAGATAACCTTTCACAAGTAGGGCAAACCCTACAAACTCTTGGTAATGGAAAACAACAAACATGGCTTTCAAGCAAAAAGAAACCGTAGAACCTTCAGAACAAACACTTAAAATTAGTCAGTTCAAGAAGGGTCGTGTCCGTTTACGGATGGTTGGTACAACACCTCTTTACTTCAACAGCATGAGCGTCAAAACAATGCGCGATCTTGCTGCACCGAAAGAAAAGGTCAAAGGTAAGAAGCAGCTAACAGGGATGAAACATGATCCCATAAGAGAGTTCTATGACTCCGCATACAAAAAGGAGTTTGGAGAAACACTACTATGTTTCCCCGCTCCGGGGGTCAAAGCTGCTATGGCTACAGCAGCACTTGAGACAGAAAATGTGTCCAAGGCGTCTGTGCAACGTCTGATCTTTATGCCGCAAACCCACATTCAGATATGGGGTAAGCCGCAGTTAAAGACTGACATAGTTCGCACCGCAGATATTAAACGTACGCCAGACATACGGACGCGTTGTTATCTACCGCGTTGGTGCGCAGAGGTTGATATTGCCTATGTTCAACCAACACTCAGCGCCTATGGTATTGTATCACTACTCAGCAATGCGGGTGCAATCATTGGTATCGGTGATTTTCGGCAAGAGAAAGGCCGTGGGTCTTATGGCACATTTGTTGTTGGTACATCCGATAGCGGAGATGATTGGACAGACTTTATGCCAGACGGCAGTTCACCACAAAAAGTTTGGGATGAGTTGATGCTTGAGGGGCGTGATGTCCAACAGGCAGCGATGGATAATCCTGAGTATGCCGACGATGTTACAGCGGACTTGGTAGAATATGTCAAGTCAGAGATGGGTCGTCGCTTCGATGCGGATATACAGGACATTGCAGCAGAATAAAGGTTGGGGCAGCAATGCCCCTTCCCCCTTTTGGTCAAGGCGGTCGAGGCGGGGTAAGTTACGGTCGGTTATGTTGAGTTTTGGTTCGGTATGTCGGTCGAGGCGCGGTGTGGAGAGGCACGTAGCGGTCAGGTGGGTTGCGGTCAGGCAAGTCGGTCAAGGCAAGGTTTGGTTCGACGGGGTTAGGTCAGTTGGGTTACGGCGTGTCGGTCAAGGCAAGGTAAGGTCTGTTAGGGCGGGGTATGATCAGTTGGGTCACGGCATGTCGGTCGCGGTTCGGTTGGGTCGTATAGGGTTCGGCTGGTCAAGGTCTGGCGGTCTAGGCAAGGTGAGTTCTGGTTCGGCGAGTTAAGTTTTGGTGTTTTTTGGCGTGGCGGTCTAGGTATGGCCCGTTCAGTTTGATCACGGTCAGTCAGGGCGGTCAAGGCAAGGCGCGTCGCGACGAGTTGAGTCACGGTGGGGCATGGTAGGGCGGTCAAGGCAAGGCGTGTCGGGACGAGTTGAGTCACGGTGGGGCATGGTAGGGCGGTCGAGGTGCGGTGCGGTCAGGTTTGTTCTGGTTTCGCGTGGTTCGGTCAGTTACGGCGGTCGTGTTTCGGTGCGCTTTGGTGTGGTAAGTCAGGCATGTTGGGTCTCGGTACGGCGGTCATGGTGCGGTTCGGCCCGTTAAGTTTTGGTGTTTTTCGGCATGGCGGTCGGGGCGAGATCCGGTTAGGTCTGTCGCGGTTTGTCGCGGTATGTTAAGGCGGTCGGGGTCCGGTAAGATATGTTTGGGCATGGAGAGTTACGGCGGTCGGGGAACGGTCCGGTTTGGACGGGTTCGGCGAGTTGGGGCGCATAAACGGTATGGTCCGGCTTGGTTTTTAATATTAACTTGAAATGGAGAAAATATGAACTTCAAGAAGAGCGATAAGCAGCGGCTTATAAATGAATACGCGGCAGAAACAGGTAGGAATACTCTTGATGTCGCGCAAATACGTGAATGGCTAAAACAAAAACCAGATCACGAATTTTACGATTACGTCTTCGGTGCTTCCGATGACAAAAAGATCGAAGAGTATGAGAAGGATCGGATTGCGGGACTTATTCGCGGACTTCGCATCACTGTTAAACATGAGACAGTGAAAGATGTTAAGGTGCGTATCAAAGTAGCTGATTACCCAGCTTACATTAGTCCCATGAAAGACAGAAAGCATGGGGGCGGGTACATCCCTTTTGATCCTTCAAGTGAAGCTTCGCAACAAGAGTTGCGACTGCAAGCTGCACAGGCTTTGGCTGCGTGGTTGGCTAGGTATCGGGGCTGTGTCGAACATGTAGGGCATGACGTTACACCGATGGAACAACTCGTTCATGCGTTGCGCGGCATAGACGACGAAGATGCAGCTTGATAATGTGTCACAAGAACTAGCCCTGTTTCTAAAGGAGATGGGGCTGGTAGAAGAACGGGAAGAACACGTAAGCGTACGTGAAGAATACGTAGCGTGGAAACCAAGTTATGAGGGAGAGGAGCCACCGTTTTGAGTGAAAAACTTACACCTGTTGAAGAAGCACTTTTGCGTCACCTTCGTCGAGAGGTGGACCACTACCAAAACGAAAGTCTAAGGACGCAATTTAAGCACCCGAATGTCAATCAGGATTGGGATCGGGCAAGAAGGGAACTCAAAGAGTTCGTAAAACAACTGCGTATTGCAGGTAAAAATGTCTAGGAGGACATTATGGTTAAACAGAAGAAAGCCGATAAGATTTGGGCGTATAAAATTAAACACCCAAAGGCAACCGCGAAGCAAATTGCAAAGGCAACAAAATCTTCAGAGGCGTATGTATTTATGCTGATGAAGAAGATCGGTACGCCGAAAGAGGTGTTAGAAGCACCGAAGTCGATAGTGATGAAGTGCGAGAAGCCAGAAGAACAGCTTGAGTTGCCCTTCGATCCACCGCTGTCAGTTACGCGCACAAGTATTCTCAAAGAAGCTGAGACACTTGTCAGTAAAGATCGTGCCGAGCAGCACGGCGATGCAGAAAGTAACTTTGTATTGATGGCTGCGTACTGGAACGCACATCTTGGGCTGCGTGATTACATAAAAGTCGATGACGTACCAGTCATGTTGGCTTTGATGAAGGTCGCTAGGCTTCACGGAGACAACAAGCACATAGACAACTATGTAGATGTCTGTGGGTACATGGCGCTTGGCGGTGAAATAAGTCAAAAATAATGGACGTATACACCCTAGACTTCGAAACGTACTACGACAAAGATTATTCGTTGTCCAAGATGACAACGGAAGAATACGTGCGTGATAGGCGTTTCGAAGTCATTGGCCTTGCAATCAAAAAGAACGACAAGGCTACAAAGTGGATAGTTGATCCCCATCAACTATCCGGTTTACTATCACACATAAACTTCTCTGACAGCGCCATCTTGTGTCACAACACGATGTTCGACGGTGCTATACTTTCATGGCGGTACGGCGTGAAGCCAAAGGTGTGGTTTGACACTATGTGCATGTCTCGCGCCCTGCACGGCATCGAAACAAGTGCATCCTTGAAAGCCGTGGCAGAGCGATACGGCGTGGGCGTCAAAGGCACCGAAGTCAACAACGCTAAAGGGAAGCGTCAAACCGATTTCACTGAGCAAGAACTTGCACGGTACGGCGGCTACGCCAAGAACGATGTAGATTTAACCTACAAATTATTCACGATGATGGGGCGTGTGTTTCCCCGACAAGAATTAAAACTGATTGACCTCACGCTGCGGATGTTCATTGAACCCACGTTGGATCTGGACCTTGAGTTATTGGAGCAGCATTTAGAATATGTCAAAGATCGCAAAGACAAACTATTGCGTGACGCAAACGTCACCGACAAGAAAGATCTTATGTCGAACCCTAAGTTTGCGGATCTGCTCAAAGCTATTGGGGTGGAACCCCCGATGAAAATCAGCCCAACAACAAACAAGCAGACGTACGCCTTTGCCAAGTCTGACGAGGGCTTCAAGGCTCTGCAAGAACACGATGATGATCGGGTGCAATCTCTGGTGGCGGCACGTTTGGGTAGCAAAAGTACCTTAGAAGAAACACGTACAGAGAGGTTTATAGATATTTGTAAACGTGGACTGCTTCCGGTCCCCGTAAGATACTACGCCGCGCACACTGGTCGTTGGGGTGGGGCTGACAAGATAAACCTACAAAACCTGCCGAGCCGTGGGCCAAACGCCAAGAAACTAAAGAAGGCACTGATCGCCCCCGAAGGCTGCACTCTGGTAGAGGCAGACAGTTCGCAGATCGAAGCGCGGGTGTTGGCATGGTTCGCTGGGCAAGATGATCTCACAAACGCATTTGCGAAAGGCGAAGATGTATACGTCAAAATGGCGGCACGTATATACAACTGTGAAGAAGAGGATGTCACGAAGGATCAACGGTTCGTTGGTAAGACCACAATCCTTGGCGCAGGTTACGGCATGGGTGCCGAGAAGTTCGGGATGCAGCTAAAGACTTTTGGGTTTGAAGTGGCACCTGACGAAGCCCGTAGGATCATAACCATCTATCGTGACGCCAACTACAAAATTAGTAAGGTATGGCGCGATGCTCATTACATGGTGCAGCAGCTTGCAAACAAAAGGGCCGCGCAGTTTGGGCGTAAAGGTGTGGTGCAGGTTGCAGCGGCAGAAAGTTCGCTGATCATGCCGAGCAAACTAAGCATTATTTATGAGAATTTAAATAGTGAGCAGGGCGAAAAAGGTCTTGAGTACAGCTACAAAACACGCCGTGGACGCACCAGAATATACGGTGGCAAGGTAATAGAAAACGTGTGCCAAGCACTAGCACGTTGCATCATAGGCGAGCAAATGCTAAAAATAAGTAAGAAATACAAAGTGGTGTTGACGGTACACGACTCGATTGTTTGCTGCGTTCGTGACGAAGAGGTCGATGCAGCGCAAGCATATGTTGAAGAATGTATGCGGTGGACACCCGATTGGGCAGCAGGGCTACCTGTGGACTGCGAAAGCGGCACAGGAAAATCATACGGAGATTGTGAGTGAGTATAGCACCTTGGTCGTTCAGTAAGGCTAAAGCGTTTGAGACGTGTCCGAAGCAGTTCTACCACGAAAAAATATTGAAGGAGTACCCTGTCGAAGAGACAGAAGCCATGCGCTACGGCACTGAGTTCCACAAAGCGTGTGAAAATTATATCGGCGAAGGTAAACCCCTGCCTAAAAAGTTCGACTTTATCAAAGATACACTTGATGCCCTGAATAAAAAGCGTGGTGTTAAACTGTGTGAAAAGAAGTTGGGACTAACGGCTGATCTTGAACCATGCGACTTCTTCAGTAAGCGTGTGTGGTTTCGCGGTATCGCAGACTTGTTGATCGTGGACACTCTCGCCGAAACTGCTTGGGTCATAGATTATAAGACAGGAAGGTCTGCACAATATGCAGACAAGGGGCAGCTTGAGTTGATGGCTATGTCAGTGTTCAAGCACTACCCCGATATCAAGAAAGTACGGGCGGGACTGTTATTTGTTGTCGCAAATAAGCTAGTAAAACACCAATATGAAATTGATTCGGAGCCACTTCTTTGGGAGAAATGGTTAGGAATTTATGGTAAGATGGAGAAGGCGTTTAAAGCAGACGTTTGGAACCCACGTCCATCTGGCTTGTGTAAGCGCCATTGTCCAGTTGTAGAATGCCCACATAACGGAAAGAACTGATGCCTTACAAAAACAAACCCCGCCCATATAAAAAAGAATACGAACAGCAAAAATCCAGAGGAGAACACTCTGATCGCATGGAGCGCCAACGTGCGCGTCGAGCGATGGACAAGACAGGTAAGGATGCAAACAAGAACGGCGTAGCCGATAAACGTGAGGGCAAAGACATTGCTCACAAAAAACCATTGAGTAAAGGCGGCACAAACAAGGACGGGTACAAAGTCCAGAGCCGCAAGAAAAATCGTGCAGGTGGGGGTGCGTTGAGTAGCCCCAAGAAAAAACGGTAGTGAAACACTACCACGGAGAACAACATGGAAATCATAAGGGACAAAGCACTACTGCTGAAGGTCCGTAATCCTAAACAGATCACGGCGGTAATCCCTAAAAGTAAGGAGTTGCCGATGAATAAAGTCGTCGTAAATTGGGGGCTTGATGAAGTCCACAAACTATTAGGTTTAAATATAAACGTACCGTCACCCATTACTAGACGTTACAAGTGGCCCGGACAATATAAACCTTACGAGCACCAAAAGGACACCGCTGCGTTTTTGACGAGCAACAAGAAGTCTTTTTGCTTCAATGAGCAGGGTACAGGTAAGACTGCCTCTGCAATCTGGGCGGCAGACTACTTGATGACCCACGGCAAAATAAAACGTGCCTTGGTTATCTGCCCACTGTCGATCATGGATAGCGCGTGGCGAAATGATTTGTTTTCTTTTGCAATGCACCGGACGGTTGATGTGGCTTATGGCAGCAAAGAGAAACGTCAAAAGATTATAAACGGGGGAGCGGAGTTCGTTATCATAAATTACGATGGTGTTGACATTGTAAAAGACGAGATAGCCAACGGTGGTTTCGATTTATTTATTGTGGACGAAGCTACGCACTATAAGAACGCACAGACCAAACGGTGGAAAACCCTAAACAAACTTATAGGGGAGAAAGATTGGCTGTGGATGATGACGGGTACACCCGCTGCACAGTCCCCCCTTGATGCGTATGGTCTAGCCAAGCTAGTCAACCCATTATCAGTGCCAAGGTTCTTTGGGTCTTGGCGGGATATGGTGATGTATAAATACACGCAGTTCACCTACAAACCTAAAGAAACGGCAAAAGATACAGTCCACAGGGTGCTTCAACCTGCTATCAGATTTACAAAAGACGAATGTCTTGATCTGCCAGACATGACGTACACCAAACGCTTCGTCGAAATGACACCACAACAAAAGAAATACTACGAGACACTGCGGAAAAAGATGGTAATGGAAGTCGCAGGCGAAGAAGTTACCGCCGCGAACGCAGCGATTGGACTGAACAAACTCCTACAAATAAGTGCGGGTGCGATTTACACCGATGATGGTGACACAGTGCAGTTTGATATCAAGAGTCGATACCAAGCGCTCAAAGAAGTTATAGATGAAAGCAGCCAAAAAGTTCTTATCTTTGTGCCTTTCAAGCACACTATCGACCTGCTTGTAGAAAAGCTAACCAGTGACGGCATATCGTCTGCTATCATACGAGGAGATGTTTCTGCGCCTAAACGCACCGAGATATTTGCTCGCTTTCAAAGTGAACCAGATCCAGAAGTCTTAGTAATCCAACCGCAGGCTGCGGCTCATGGAGTTACGCTGACCGCTGCAAACACCGTGGTATGGTGGGGGCCGACATCTTCTCTTGAAACTTACGCGCAAGCAAATGCACGTGTTCACAGATCAGGACAGAAGCATAAATGCACGGTTATACAGCTTGCGGGGTCTAGCGCAGAAAAACGTATTTACCGTCTGTTAGACGAGCGCATCAACGTACACACAGAAATGATAAATCTGTACAAAGAAATACTTGACTAAGTAACATAAGTCACTATATAACAGTAATATAACTATAAAATGGAGAACACCGATGACGGTTCCCGTCGAGAAGTTGGTAAAAGCGTATGTAAACATACGTACAAAACGGTCAGAATTGAAAGCGGAGTTCGCTGAAAAGGATGACCAACTTGCAGATAAGCAAGATAAAATAAGACGCGCTTTGTTAGATCACTGCAAAGAGCATAACGTAGATAGCGTTAAGACAGCCGCAGGGTTGTTCTATCGCACAATTAAATCACGCTACTGGACGAATGACTGGGAGTCTATGCATTCATTCATAATGGAGCATAACTTGCCTGAGTTCTTTGAGAAGCGTCTCAACCAAACAAACGTACGACAATTTCTTGAGGAGAACCCAGACCTGATGCCAGCGGGTTTAAACGTGGACTCTGAGTACGTTATTTCTGTGAGGAAAAAATGAGTGACGTAGAAACCCCCTACACAAACATAAATGTTGTAGCGGATTACTTTCAAGTATCTGTATCCACTATCAGAAAATGGTGCAGAAATGGGGCAATCCCATTAGATACATACATTAAAGTCGGAGAAGTTTATCGGTTTCGGCTTGATGATGTAGAAGCGGCGTTGACAGCCGCACAACAAAAGGGGCAAGATGGCACCCTGTATAATGAATATTAATGGAGAACAATATGTCAGACATGACCCTCTTTGAAGGTGGTAATTCCCTAGTCTCTAGCGACTTGTTTAAGTCTTTGCAGGATGTCGATGACAACCTGTCAGGCGGTTCGGGCGGTAATCAAAACCGTAGAATTAGCTTGCGTGGTGGTCGTTTTCGGCAGCTAGTCGGTGGTGAACAGATAAACGTCAAGAGCGATGGGTTCTTGAACGTAATTATTGTAAACGCTGCAAAGCTATCACGCACGTATTACAAAGGTGCGTACGATGCAGAAAACCCATCTGCGCCTACCTGCTGGTCGCCCGATACACAAAAGCCTTCTTCTGGTGTACCGAAAGATCAGATGCAAGCATCTCGCTGCATGGAGTGTCCTCAGAATATTAAAGGTTCTGGTCAGGGTGACAGCAAAGCCTGTAGGTTCTCACAACGTCTTGCGGTGTGTTTAGAGGGAGATATGGAGAATGTTTATCAGTTGTCCCTACCTGCCACCTCTATTTTCGGTGAGGCCAAGGACGGTAAGATGGGTATGCAAGCATACGCCAAGCATCTCAAGGCGCACAAGACACCATCTATTGCTGTGGTTACTACAATGTCTTTTGACGAAAACAGCGATACACCGAAACTGTTTTTCAAAGCGGCACGTCCTCTTTCAGAAGAAGAGTTAGAACAAGCCGTGGCAATTAGGGATAGTGATGAAGCTATCCAAGCAATCACGCTGACAGTATCCCAAACAGATGGGGTGCAGGCACGTGGGGGTGAGGTTAAGGACGACGAGGTAGACATCTATGATCTGCCGAAATCAGAGCCAGAACCTCAGCCAAAAAAGGTCGCCAAAAAGAAAGAGGTAGCTGCTCCCTCTGATTCCGCTGACGACCTTGCATCTATCGTTGATGACTGGGACGACGACTAAACTGCAAATTAGTCGGATCATTAACGGTAGTCCTGTTGTGGTGGGTTTTGCAAGTTGGCCCACCACAACATTTGGAGCAGCAGCATGGAAGTTAAAAATTTTTTACAGGGAGTATTGAGCGAGAACGGTTTCTATTGCGTGTTTGCAGCGCATAAAGAAACAGAAACAAAGGTAACTAAGTTTTACGAAACTATTGAAGAAGTCGAAAGAGCGGCTATGAAATTCGATAGTAGTGGGATGGACACCTATTTTGCTCTAGCAACCTTCCAAGAACCAACCAACCGTAAGCACGATAACGCATACGAATTTAAATCTTTGTTCTTAGATTTAGATGTTGGCCCGTCAAAAGAATATGCCACGCAGCAAGAAGCGGTAGGCGACTTACGCAAGTTCTGTAAACAACTATCCCTGCCTAAACCTTTGATGGTAAACAGCGGCAGAGGAGTACATGTTTACTGGCCCCTTACCGAAGCGGTTTCGGTGGACACATGGCTAGATGCAGCGGAGCGATTGAAGCGAGCCTGTTCTGAGAACGGTTTTCGCGCTGACCCTGCGGTTACGGCAGATAGATCACGTATATTGCGTGTGCCGCACACCCATAATTACAAAGAAGATACGCCGCTACCTACTGAGTTCCTTGGCGTAGAGATGCCGCAGCCTGTGGTTTTGTCCGAGTTTGTCCAAAAACTTGGCATTGTGATGCCAGTTACCAAGATAGATTTGGGAACTGATGCACTGTACGAAGCTTATGCCGAGAACTCTGAGAATGTTTTTAAGACGATTGTCGAAAAAACTTTTGCGGGGCGTGGGTGCAAACAAATAGAATTTATTGCGACCAAACAGGCAGAAGTAAGCGAGCCTTTGTGGAGAGCGGGTCTTTCCATCGCAAAGTTTTGCGTGGATGCAGACAAAGCCGCTGAGAAAATTTCAAATAGGCACCCTGATTATAACGAAACAGAAATGCGCAAAAAGTTGGACGAGATAAAAGGTCCGTATACTTGCGTACGTTTTGACGAACTTAACGAGGGTATCTGTCGAGACTGCCCACTTTGGGGTGAGATAAAATCGCCGATTGTGTTGGGTAAACGCATCCGAGAAAGCGAGGGTGTAGTTAGCGTATCAGCCCCTGTGCAGGGCAAGAAAACGCAGAAAGAGTTTGATATACCTGAGTACCCTAAACCATACTTTAGGGGCGTACGGGGCGGTGTGTTCTTGCGTGGCAGCAACGCAGAGGGGGACATCACAGAAGATCTAATTTACCACCACGATATATACATAACGCGCCGACTGCATGACGAAGAACTTGGCGAAACTCTGGTGTTCCGTTTACACTTACCAAAAGATGGGGTGCGGCAGTTTAGTGTGCCGCTTAAACACGTAACTTCTAAAGAAGAGTTTCGAAAAAGCATGGCGCATGAAGGCGTTACTGCATGGGGAAAAAGTCTGGATAAGCTAATGGTATACACAACAAGATGGGTAGACGAACTACAACGTACATCAACTGCTGACGAGGCGCACCGCCAATTCGGTTGGGTCGATGATGACATGGACGCTTTTGTTCTTGGGGAAAAACTTATTGAGGCGAGTGACGTGACGTACAACCCGCCTTCTTCGAAGACCGCAGGGCTTATGGATACGTTTGAACCAAAAGGTACAAAAGAAAGCAGTCTTGAAGTCTTTGATTTCTACAACCGCGATGGATTTGAACTGCATCAATACGTGGTAGGCGTTGGTTTCGGCTCGCCGCTGATGGCTCTGACAGGTCTGAACAGCATGGCAGTGCATCTCTACGGTGGCACAGGCGTAGGTAAAACGACAGCGCAGATGGCTGCTATGTCTATCTGGGGCGATCCAGAATTATTGATGTTGCAAAAAGATGATACTCACAATTCCCGCATGAACCGTGGCGAAATTATGCACAGCCTACCTTTGGTATCTGATGAGATGACAAACGTCACAAGCAGAGAGATGTCTGAGTATGTTTACCAAGTATCCGGTGGCAGACAAAAGAATAGATTGTCGTCAAACGGTAACGTGGAGCGCATCCGTGGCAAGCCGTGGAAACTGCTGGCGCTGAGTTCTGGTAACACAAGTGCGTGGGAGATATTGAGCAGGGACAAAGCTACACCGAAAGCGGAGATGCAGAGGCTGTTCGAGATTAAGGTAACCAAGATGATCCACTCCGTAGGTAACAATTCGGATACCGCCGACCTGCTAGAAAAGGTAAAGGCAAATTACGGACACGTTGGTGTCGAGTATATCCAGTGGATTATAAATAACCGAGAAGAGGCACGTGCTATCGTCAAGCGAGCGAAGGCACGGCTGGATACTGCCGCTAAACTTGGTCCCGAAAACCGCTTCTGGTCAAATGGAAACGCTGTTGTACTAGCAGGTCTGATTATAGCAAAGCAGCTTGGATTTATTAAGTACGACATAGCCAAAGTATATAAGTGGATTGTTGCAGAGTTAATTCGCCGAAACAGCTTCGTTAATGAAATCGGCGCATCGGTATCAGAAACGCTGAACAACTACTTGTCAGAAAACTACAACAACCTCTTGAAGATCGAAAGCACAGAGGATCTTCGTGGTAGAAACGACAATGGGTTGGATCAACTTGTACCCATCAGTGCATCTCCAAGAGGGCAGCTTGTTGCACGATTTGAACCTGACACAAAGCTACTATTTCTTCGGATCAAACCCTTTAAGGATTGGTGTGTAGATCAACAGATAAACTACGCTTCTGTAGTAGACGATCTGAAAGAGAAGATGGGAGCAAAGCGAACTAAGAAACGTCTGACCAAAGGCACGGACCTAAACATGCCGCCACAAGACGTACTTGAACTAAAGTTTGCAGAGTTTGACGAGGGGGAAGATGGATCAAAAGGTAATGAAGCTTGATGATCTGAACCCTGACGGGCTACGGATCACTATAAACTGGGACAATATGGCTGTGGGGTCGTCGTTCTTTTTACCATGTATCAACACCGATAAAGGTGAGAAGCAACTAAAAAGTGTTGCAAAAATGAAATCTTGGGAGTTCGATATACAAATTTGCATAGAAAATGAAAAATTAGGTTTACGAGTGTGGAGGATTGTGTGATACACAATATATAGCGACTTCTTCTGTAAGTTGTTCTCCATTATACTTGGCCCCCTACATATAGTAGGGGGTCTTTATTTATACTCTTCGTAACTCTTACGCATGGCGTCTGTATATACAACACCATTTACCATGTTACCCGTAGTGCGCGTAAACCCTTTATATGATTTTCTAAGATCTTCACGGTCAATACGACTTTCTACACGGTAGTTTGAAGGTAGGTTGGCGTTAAACTCCTGTATTTTACGCAGTGCTTTTTGTACGCCTTCGTTGTCGTTGTTTCTTCTAGCCATATTGTACCGCCTCATAAGTTTACGGCGTTTTTGATCTATAAAGTTTTTCTTACTGCGCTCGTTTCTGTTCTTCTCTAGGTTTTCGATATAATCTGCAGGTGCGAACCCTAGACCCTGCATAAACGTATTGTATGGGTTAATGTCTTTTACGATTGGGTCATCACGTAAGGTTGTCGCGCCTTCTGTTCCAAATCTATACGCCCTAATAAGATTCCTTGCCGCTGCAGGTAATGCGGCTTCTGCGCCGCGTAGATACTCACCTTCTCCTACCAACTTGTAGCCACGCCATATACTCTGTACTGATCCAACGACAGGGCCACCTATTTGCTCTGCGAGTGTCCAAAGAGGAAACTGATCTTTTTCTACGATAGGTGGGCGATAAAGTAAGCTGTTCATAGAGACACGACTTGCCACGTCAACACCGAGTATTTCGTTTGCAAATCCGTCATACATACCCCCCGGTATAGTCTTACGCATCATGGCATCAAAATCATCTTCGTCATCATCGGTAAATATGTTATAGATTGCGCCGATTGCGCCCATCAGTGGCATACCGCCTACGCCAGCCAGTATCCCTGACATTATAAAGACTTGTGCTAGTTGTTTCTTAGCAATACTGCGAGTTTCTGGGTCTGCTCCTGACAACGCCTGATCAAGCAGGTGAGCCATGTAGTAGTAGCGTTGCACCGCAAACCGTTTAAACAAGAAAACCACATTACCGACTGGATTTTGTGCAAATACTGGTCTACCAGCAGCGGCGGTGCCTCCGAGCGTAAGCTCCACAGAATCGAGTGCTTTTTCTGCTGCGGCTCGCTCGTCTTGTTCTGTGATTCTTTTTCTTCCGTTGTCACTTAGTTTATTTAACTCTAAATCGTATGCGGCAATTAGAGAGGTTTCACGCCCCATTCTTTCTGTGTGGTGAAATAAGAAACTACTTACTACATTTATTTTCTCTAAAACATCACGGTCCCCAGTTATATCTAACTGTTCTTGGGTCATACTTTGGTTAAAAAATCCACGTGGGGTGCCAAGTTTTACGAGAGGTTCATATCTTTTTATGTCGTTAGGCAAGTTAGGATCGTCGTAGTTATAGTTAGCCATAGACTTACCAAACTTACTCATCTTCACTTCACGCTGAACAGGTTGCCCATCTGCGCCCATGATGGTTACTGTCTTAGTTTCGGGCGACCCTAAAAATAACTTAGCACCATTACTTATAGCACTTGTTGTTTTCATTATGCCGTATTCCCCGCTTAGATATGGGAATACACTCATGGGCATATCAAATAAGGTAACAGCCGCAGAAGATATGTTCGCGCCCATAGTCCACCCAAACCCTGCAGATGTAGCTATCCGCGACCAGTTTGGCATAGATGGAGACTGCGCAAATTCGGCTATTTTATCTAGTTTTCTAGCCATTACATCCGTATCAAGGCGATTTAAATAGTTCCCATCTTCTAACTTATTACGGAACTGCTGTATTTTTGCGCCATACTCTAACTGTACGAGTTGTTTCTCTATACCACGAAAATTTGTTCGAAATAATTCTGCAGGGTCAGCATCCATTCCGGGCATACCTGACGGAGTAACCTCACCAAGCGCACCGAATACACCCCGTCCACCGGATGCGCGTTCTTTACGACTACGGAACGACTGCATAAATGAACGCTCTGGAATAGCGTCTAAAGCAAGATCAACAACCCGATCCATTGTTTTTTGATCTACGCCTGTAGCTTGTAGCGTTTGTAATAGGTTAAACACAAACGAAGAGCTAGGAGCTTTGCCGTAATTCCGTACGCCGCTGTCCCTACCTGATTCTATCTGCGAAACCAAGTCTTCTCGTTCTATACGTTTTAAAAACTTATTAACATTCTCTTGCGCTTGTAGTAATTTTCTTTCGGAGTCGTACCGCTCAGTGAAAACTTCATCGTTACCTGTAAGAGGATCAGGAGCAACGTATTGTAGACGGAAGTCCCCATCACGATTTAGCCTAAAGTATGGACGAATAACACCACTTTCAGCATGGAGTAGGTCCGCAAGCTTTTCGAATGCTGTTCGTTTTGTCGCGCTGTCTACCCCCATAGCGTCTATACGTGCTTTCATAGCTGGAAGAATACGGTCCATAGCACTCTCACCCATATTGCGGGTAATTTTATACAGGTCTTGCCCTTGCTTACCTAAAGCCTTGTATTCTTTATTTAGGACATCCCACATTGCCGTTTTGTCTGCATTAGCATCACCAGCTTTTTTAGCTTTAGTACGAGTTAGTGTTTTGCCTGCGTCTTCATCAGCTTTTAAATCGGCGTTTAATTTTGCTATTTCTGCATTACGCGCTTGTTCGTTTTTAAATGCACGGGTCACTGTTTTTTCAGTTTTCTTATCGAAATAAGATAACCAGTATTGTGCGTACGTATCTCTTGGACGTGCGGGATCAACTTCTTCTTGGGTTGCGCGGTTCATTAACCCAAGCATTTTATCGTATGCGGCGCGGTTTGCCTTACGGAATTTTCTATAATCTTCGTATATTACATCGACAGGCTCTAAAGCTTTTCGGTACGCTCCTGACGCTTGGTCAATTAATACGTTTAGTTCTGGGGCAAAAGGAATACGTTCTTTAGCGATACGAGTTAAGTTAGTTACGGGCTGCAAAGAAAGAGCAAAATTTTTAACTGACCTTGGGGTGTTAGCAAGAACAACATCCCTTATCCGCTCGTAGCTATTTCTGTCTTCTTTCGGTACAGCAGTAAAATATGTACCCAACAAATCTGCTGCACCTTTTCGTGTACCTGCTGCTAACAACATGTTTGGCGCTGCGCGTGTGGCTGGTGATGGGGCCAGCATACCGTCGATCAATCTATCTATTTCTGATAGTGCAGTCGGCGAAGGTGACAAACCTAGTAGCTTCCGGACGATACGTTTTACAGCACCTGTAAACTTCTCCCAGCCTGACATCTTACCACCATCTACCGGGGCAAGAGCTAATGCTCTTTGGAACTCAGGGTTACTGAAGGCTTCTGCAACAAACTCGTCCAAGTCTGCTGTGCCATACACCTCACCTAATTGCTCTCGCATATTTTTAAGTATAGCCTGTAGCTGCTTTACTTCTGGTAGAGATGGGTTCGCCAATGATGCCGAGGTAGCTGCGTGGGTCATCTCGTGCAGAATAGTATGCACGTTCATCCCGTTGTTAGCATCAATGAAAATTGTATTTGTTTGAGGTCTAAAAAATCCAGCGGCTTTTCGCCCTGTCATTGCGGATAGGTCATCAACTACCTGTACCTGTGTATCGCCGACAACATTGGCAAGCTTGGCTGCAATTTCACGAATGCGGTCCACTTGACTTGTTGAAGCTATAGCGTCCAACGCAAAACCTAAATCCCCACGTTGTAGCGCGTTACGGATGCTTGGAAGCAACGCTTGGTCTAGCCCATGCACGGGGTCAATAAGCAAGAAGCCCATTTCGCGGGACGCAACCCAACCATCGTAGAAGTCCATAAGCTCTTCATCAGTTAGAGCTTTTTTGGTGTCAGGATCTATAAATACATAATCGTCTTGTTTAGGTACTTTGCGTTTCTTAAAGCCCATACTAAGCAAGTAAGAATCGAATGCTGTCTCACCTTTTTTAGGTGTAGTTACACGGAAAAGTTCTTCTCCCGCCTGCGTAACCATAGGTCGAGGCGCATCCATAGAAGTATCTAGTGCAAGCTGTTTATTCACCTGCTCCGCTGCGGCTTCTGCGCGTTTTGCTTCTGTGTACGCTTCTACATCTTTTTCAAGCTGCCTATTATATCTTCTTTGCTCGTTATTTAGGACTTGTTTGATTGACTTAGTTGCACGGATATACGCATCAGATGGGCTGTATTTTGCTGTGTCTCGACGTGCAAGAACACTTGCATCGCGTGTTTCTACAAAAGCTTGACGAGACAGATTATCAAACACCCACTTCCGCGCATCCATAGCTGACTTTTGGGTCATGCCTTTGTAGAAAGCAAACTCAACCGGAGTATAGTCTTTTTCAATAGACTGTGCAGGTCCAGCAGCACTAACTGCGCCCATTTCGGCGAGGGCATCAACAGGTCTGCGGAACCGCTTGAAGAAAAGTTTTGCCGCTTTAGCCCGTGTATCAAGATCTTTGTCGGGGGTTTCTAGTAAGTCTGCAACACCCTCTTTGTCCACCGCAGTCGTGACTTCTGGTGCAGAGCGTGGGTCTACTTGTGTATCGTGATACTCTCGGACCTGTGGCTGCTTACCCCGATTGCTCTCAAACACCCTGTCAATACGTGCTTGTGCAGCAGCGTCTTGTTGCGCTTCCATAGCCTGTAACTGTTCTTGTGGAACAGGCGCGGCTTGCATTGGCGGTGCAGCGGGTACTTGTACAGGTTCAGGAATTACTTGTCCCGCAAGTCCTGTTTCGGCACCACCGATTGCTGCTTGCTGCATGGCAGGTGTAGCAGGTTGAGGAGCAGGCGCTACTGGTTCGGCTGTAGCAATATCAGCTTGCTGTTTTAATTCTTCTAACGCTGCTGCAGTTTTAGGTTTAGTAGAATTTACTTTTGTTATTTTAGAGCCAAAGTGGATATCATTGCCAGTTTTGTTTGTTGAGTCATAAATCTCAACGGGGTGTTTACCTACTTCTGGGGTAGTGGAAAAAGTTACCTGTGTATCCGATACAGGATCTCCGGCTTTAAATGGTCCATAGTCTTGAGTGTAAACTAACTGGGCTTCGTTTGTAGTACCTTCTATCGGAAGAAATTTATACAGTCCTAGCTCGCCTTGTTGAAATAACGAACCAAACTTATTCATATCTTCGTAAGACATATAAATTGTTTTGCCGCTAGTAGGCTGTTCTACGAACTCACCACTTTTTGTATTAGAGGCGCGATTTCGTTTAGTGCGGTTGCCTTCTTTGATAGAGTAAGTAGACCCCCGTGCTGTAACAAAATCCACATCTTCTAATGTATCGGACTCGATTCCTGTTGTATCTGCAGTATCTCTAGCAGGTGGCAGATCAGTTCCCAGTCTTCCCACGTCAGCTTCCGCAACGACCTCGGTATCTGTACTGTCTCGTCCGAGTCCTCCAACCACGCTTGGTTGATCACTTGGAACGCCAACTCCAAGTCTTTCTGTGTCAGATTTTCTTTCAAGAGATACTCCTACAGAACTAAGATAATCAGTTACGCCTTGTTTGGCTGCTGATACGGAACTTGTAAGCGCGTATTTTTTTAACGCTTCAATGACCGCAGGATCGTTTTTCTTTTTGCCGATTAAGCTTATCTTTGTGTTTTTACGTCTAATCAACGCCTCTTTCGGTACACTTAGACCTGACAAGAAGTCGTCATCTATTACATTAGAGTCAGTTGTTACAGCGTCTACTTCTACTTCTTCTCTAACCCCTACCTGTATATTCTCACCGCTTTGCTCACTTTTTAGTGCAGCGTCACGATCTTCCGCTACTGCGTTGGGGTCTACGGCAGGTTTAATATATTTCTCAGTTTTTCTTAATGCTTCTTCTTGTTTTAACCTTGCTTCTTTAGCAATCGCCGTTTGTTTATCTGTACTTGTATCTACATCGGCTGCGGCTACCGCTCGCTGCGTATCGGTTTGTTCTGCTTTGCCTTTGGGTGGTGTAGAGTCAGCAGCATTTCTTGCTTCTGTAGCTTGAGCGTCCGTAACGGTTGTGATTTCTTCAGCCGCAGCTATAGTTTCTTCGACTTTATCCGCTTCTGGTTGAGTAACGTCCGTAGGGTCAGTGCCTATATCTGTGTCTGTGGTGACTGCAGCGGCTTCTGTTTCTACTTCTGTGGTAACTGCAGTGGCTTCTGCGTCTACGTCTGCTTCTGCTTCAAGCCTAGCTTTCTTTTCTGCTTCAGTTTCGGGTACACCTTGGAACGCACCGAATGTAGCGCGTGTGCCGCCACCGATTAGACCACCTGCGATAGCTGCTTCACGGTATTCTGCAATAGCATCTTCGCTGTCGATTGGGAGGCCAGCTTGCGCTCGCTCCATCATTTGTTGACCGACTTCAGTTAAACCTTCAGTGGTCGCACCGCCTGTCGCACGGCTCGCTGTGCGAGTAAATATAGACTTGCCTAGCGGACGGAATAGACCACCTGCCAACACTTTAGAGGATATACCTTCAAGCGCTGCTTGTCCGAATGTGGCTTTTAGAGCGTTGTATATGTCAGTTTCGGTTAGATTGCCTTCACCTACAACATCTTCGCGGCGCTGGATGTTGTTACCAAACAAAATTGGAGCTGTGGCTACGCCACCTGCGGCTATCCCTAAACCAACTGCGGATAAGCCTGTTGTGCCTGCTATGACAGGGGCTGCTATTGCTGCGCCAAGACCAAGGCCAAGCTGCGGGATTTGCTCACCAACAAGTTCTCCTGCATACGTCAACGCAGAGCCAATACTATCTACGTCAGTTGACTGCATACGTTCGGGTTGTTCAAGTAGTAGTTCCCCTAGCCGCTGTCGTGATCTCTCTTCTACGTCCTGTCCGTATTCTGCAAGAAACCCAAGCCCCGCCTCCTCACCAGCAGTCCCAAGTGTTTCGCCAACCGCACCTTTAATCTGCTGATATCCACGGCGAAGCCCACGGCGCACGGCTGTTTCATCGTCTACTTCAAACTCTTTACCGAATACATTTTGGTAACGCTGCGCGTATTCAGCACGTTCACCGTCTAAATATTGACGTATTTTAGCATAATCTTCGTTACTAGGGTCATCACCTGCAATTTCAAAGTCATAGCTTCGTCGGGTTTGCGGATCAGTATATTGAAAGATACCCATATCTATAACCTATGATATTTTTACAGTTTTATTCCCGCCACTAGAAGTGCCTGACCCACCCATCGCTATGCCTATAAGAGACCTACCGTAATCAATTAGCTGCTGTGCTTCCGTTACTAAATCAGCATTGTCACCTGCGTTTTCTAGCATAGTTTGCCCTTCTTTTAGAAGGCTAGTTCCTCTAGTGAGCATCTGATTAGCTGTCAAACCACCCTTACCCGCCGCTGCAATACGTGCTTTGTAAGCGTCAATACGTTGTTGTAGGCCAAGCATATCAGCGTCAAACTTGTCTTGTTGTGCGCGAGCAGTTGTCAGTGCTTTTATACCCGCTGTTCCCGCTGTCGCCAAATCTGCTGGATTACCAGAAGCCAAAATTACACCCGTTTGTGCAAGTGCCAGCCACTTATCCTGTTCCGCACGTTTTTCTCTTTTTGCTATAGCGTCCGCTATACGTGCTTCCAACGAACCTGCTTGTGCAGATGCAGCTTGTGATGCTTTAGTTGCCCTTGCTTGTTCTGCTGCTATAATGTCACGTACTTTTTTATCTGCTGCGTCTTGTTTGGCTTTTGCTGTTTGGCTTGGGTCAATGATCTGATTACCCACTCCAAGGTCAGCTTCGTCAGATTCCATAGCCCGTCTTGCATCAAAGTAATCGCCGACTTTCTGTTGACCGCTTTCAACCAGCGCACCGAATTTATTTGTGGCCCCTTCAAGAAAGTTAAGTGCGGGATCACCAACATAATCAAGACCCTTTTGTATTGCACCTGCTACACCCGTAAGGTCTTCTGTAGGCTGCTGATCCTTTAGCCTTTCTCCTGCGCGAGCCAAAGCCGCTTGCTCTAACACATCCCTTTGCCCAGCTATTTCGGCGTCTCTCTGTGCCTGCGCTTCTGCATCATAATCACCGAAAAGCTGTTCTTGTTTTGCAAGCTCACCTTGCTGTGCTTCACGATATAAACGATCTGATATTTGATCAATAACAGACGAAGGTTCTTCTTGGTATTTAGCGGTTGTGCGTGGATCGCCACCTAAAAGATCACCGTATATCTCACTGGGTGGTGTGAATTGATCTCCAGCAAAGTAATCTAAAGATCTATTTTCTAAATCTCTTTCCGCATCGGATTTGGGTTTACCTCCAAAAACATCCCTGAAGGTTTGGGCGCCGCCATACTCTGCAACGTCTTGTAAAGTAGTAAATTCTGGGTAATCACCAGAAAAAAATGGGTCTCTACCTCGAAGGTTTAATGCCCCAAGCAACTGATTTCCGGCAGTATCTCTTCCATCATCGGAGAGCCGTTTATTGTTTTCTCTTAACTTGTCAATAAGATCTGCCGTACCAATATAGTTACTGCCCATCCCACCTAGCACGTCACGGATTTTCATTTTTTCCAGCTTACGGTCCAATAATTCTCTACTCTTATCCCTTTCTGCTTGCATGTAGTCAGAAAATTCGGCGTCTGATCCAGAGGTAGGAGCAGCGGAAGGTACCTGTAGAACAGAGGCAGGTGGTGTGGTTTGCTGGATTGCGCTCAAGTTTTGCGGAGTTGCTGCCGTTGGGTCAGGAGCCGCTATTGGTGCTTCGTACATTTCTCCTGTGGCAAAAGGAAGATTACTCATTGTGTCCGCAGCACTTATAGCACCGGGAGCTACGGGTATTGGCCCTGCTTGACCCTGCAGTAAGTTTGAAAGCCTGTCATATTCTCCTTCATCGCCTAAAGCTGCCATTGTTTCCGCTGTTTGCTGCTCCTCATACGCAGCCCGTGCGGCTTCTTCCTCTTTCTCTTTGGCGCTTTTAGTTTGTATTAAGCTTTCGCCTGTGGCTCTAGGCACATAGCGATCTAATATATTGCCCTCACCAAAATATTCTTTTTGTATTTCGGTTATACCGTCTATCATACTTTGGATTTTTCTACTTGCATCTTTATTTGGAACAAAATCTTGAATAGTTCGCAATGTTGCTTTTTGAAATTCGCGTGAAAGTAGTCCAGCAGACCCAGCAACAATGTTAGCTGCTTCTAAAAGAGTAATTCCTGCCGTTTTAGCAGCTTCTCGTACGTCTGCACCTTCTCTAAGAGTGTCTAAAAAACTTAACTCTTTTTCAACTTCAGCGGAGGGCGTCTGCGCTGCTTCAAACGCCTCTAAACCAGATTGTTCTACATCTACAACTGTCTGATCTCTACGATCACCCAGCATTTTAGTAGTTTCTTCTATAACCATCCGTCTGACTGCGGGTGAGGGTTCTTTTAGCCTCTTACCGTTTGGCAAAACTCTATAGACCTCACCATCTTCAAAAACAGCAAACTCTCTACCTTTAAAATTAACGAGCTTACCACCCGTCCGCATATTAATAATGCCACCTTCAGCCATACCCATAGTAGGCTGTTTCGGTGCAGCGTTAGCTATGCCTGTATTCTGACCCATACTTGTTTGTGGGGCCATAGATTTAGCCATCTGCATAATGCCTTGCTGGGGCATCCCTGCACCCATCACAGCTTCTTCTGCTACAGTAGGCATGTCTTGTGCTTCACGTCTTTGGAACTCGTCACGCATACGCTTACGGCGTTTTATTTCTGTCAGCACAAGATACTGCGGAAAGCTTCCGGTCGGCATCTGCATTTCACGCATCAATGCGGCTTCAGGAATATCTTTTAAGGCTTCGGACTGTTCTAAAATGTTCATTACTGTCCTCCGTACCCTAGACCTCTGTATAATCCTAATGCGCTAAGACCCGTACCCAAAGCAGCTTGTATTGGGTTATACGCTTGATACGTTGTTGTATACGTGTCTGGTGTAACAGGTACACCGCGTAAAATACCCGCATATCGTTCATACTGGCGTATTGGATACTCTTGTTGCCGTAAGAAATCTTGGTAATCTAAATCAAGCCGTGCCTGATCTTCGGCACGGATATCGCCACCAATACGTTCAAGTAGCTGTGCGTCTTGAATATCTGCGCCTCTAGCTCTTTCACCCAAACCAACAAGTCCAGAACCTGCGCGCATATATTGATCGTAAAGTCCAGCGGTGCCATATCGCTGCGCTTCTAATGCGGCTTGTATTCTTGCCTGTTCCGCTGCATCTGCGCCCTGCACACGCGCCGCTTCGCTAACATCTATACCCTGCGTTCTAGCAAGCTCCGCTGCTTCTCCAGACTGTATACGCGCTGCTTCTGATGCGTCTAAGCCCTGCACTCTAGCTTGTTCTGCTGCTTCCGCTGCTTGCCGACGAGCCGCCTCTGATGCTGCACCTGCTTCGGTACGGCCTAGTTCACCGATACCAATACCTTGCACCCTAGCTAACTCTGCTGCACGGGACTTATCAACGCCCATTTGTGCTGCTCTGTCGGACTCAAACGCTTTCATTGCCCTATCAAATGCAGCTTGACTACCGATTTGCTGTATATCACCTAATCTTTGCCGCAGATTTTGCTCTGCCATACCCTGTGCTACAGCTTGACGTGATCCACCAAACGCACCCGCAGTAACTGCTGACGCATCTCTGCCAGCTTGACCCCTATCAAAATCACGAATGGCTTCACGCTTCTGAACATCAACGACATTCTGCATGTAGGGGTCCATGTATTGCTGAACTTCTGCACCAGTGAACTGACGCGCTGGACCAAAATCAAACTCACTACCCGCACCGCGAGTAAATTGAGATTCTTGAAATCCTCCATAGGCGGTAGCAGGACTTGCTTGAAAACCACTGTACGGGTCAACAGAACTTGCAGTAAAATCAGACGCGGTAAAACTAGGCGGTGCATCAGCTAAACCTTTTATACCCGCCATACCTGTTAGCTGTGCGCTAGTCGCTGTTTCCATGCCCGGAATACCAGATCCAGCAACATTACGGATCATGTCTCTCGATGACATAATATCAGCGTAATCTGCAGAAGACGTTAAGCGATCACCTTCGTATGGTTGATAAGTGGATTTACCCGCTAGATCACCATACGTGTCAGGATCGTCTGGGTAATATGGCATAGTCGCTTCTTCAGCGCCTTTAAGAAGTCGCTTAAAGTATGGGTCAACATACTCAGGAAGACCTGTGCTAGTTTGCTGCTGCGCTGGTGAACTACCTTTGCCCATTTTCTATCTCCATGCGAAACGCAATGTATTCGGGGTAAAACCCATGTTTTTCTAAAGCACGTCCCCACGCCTTGCGACCATAGCCTTCTAGGTGCTTACAGTCGTTAAGAACAGCAAATTCGACAACTTTTTCCATACCGATATCTAACCATTCTTTCATTCTACTTCCACCTACCCAATCAAGTGCCATACTTCTACGTTGCGGGTACTCAATTATCCTAGTTGTAAAAGCGGCGACAATTTTATCGTCTTCAAATACAACCCAAAGAACGTAAGTGTCGTCTAGTATTCCCTTTAAAACATCTATCATTTGCATCTTGCCGATAGCTGTTTCGACACTTTTCTTTAGTACCCGTTCAACATCCTTCCATATGTACTTGACTGTATCCTTCGGAACAGCACTTACTCTCAACTACCCCACCATTTTTCTTAGCACCTCTGGTGCATCTCCTTCGGCTTCGTTAATCCTGTCTAAAAAACCACCGCCGTACTCTTTTGTTAGCGCATCTGTGGTTGGTTTACGAATAACAAACTCACCTTCTGTCAACAAAACATCTTGTTGATTATCTAATGTAGCAGGTACTTTATCGTCTTCACCCGACCCATCACCGGGTCCACGTACCATACCTTTTTCGCCTTCAGCAAACCGCGCTACTGTTTCGTCGTACTCACCGGACTGCACCGAATCTACTAGGTCACGCAGTGCGTCTTCGCCGTATTCGCTTAAAAATTTACCCAAAATCATTTGAGCTTCTGCTTCGCTTTTCATCCCTTTAATAGCAAGTATGGATTCGAGGATAACGTCTTTTTCGTTCATCCCCTCAACTTCACCACCTTCAGCATATCGCTGACCAAGACCCATAAGACCCCCGCCACGCGCATACTGCACGTAATCATCAGGGTCGTAATAGTCGAAATAGTCAAACTCACCTTGAAAGTTATCTGGTTTTCTTTTTGCTACTCGTATCTTGGGTCTAGGATCAGGAATTTCTTCGTCGCTTTTCTTTTTCATCTCAGGAGCTTTATAGTCTAATGCACTAGCCACACTAGAACCTATAAGTGCTGACTCCATCATCCCCGGTGCAGCCATAGTTTTTGTTAGTGTATCGCCAAGCACGGGCTGCAAAATAGATTCTTTTGCGGGTGCAGCAAGCACGGCTGTCATGGGGCTGCTTGTAGAAAGAGCATTTGTTGCTGTTTGCTGCCCACCAAGCGCCCCACCAAGACCACCTAGAAGTTTGCCACCTAGTACAGCGGTCAGACCTGTCTGTACGCCTTTTCCTATATCTCCACTCTGCAAAAATGAGCCAAGCCCCGCACCAAGACCAGACAGCACGGGGGCAGACATACCCGCAAAAGTAGCACCGAGCGCACCTGTACCTGCTAGAGCGGGTAGACCAAAGCTAAATAGAAGTGGGAGAACCATATTTTACCTCTAAAGTTGTCTCACTGTAGCATCAAACGTCTAGTCCATCAATTCAAAATGGGGGCCGTCTATAAAAGGACGTCTGCCCTGTGATCTTCGTAAATCAACATAGGCATTCATTGCTTCTTCCATCGTGCCATCCCATTTACGGATATCATCTATATGCCAAGCTGCGCCCCATCGCATAGGCACCCCAACAATAATTGCGGCTTCTTTAACAGCATCAGCAAGATCGTCGTACAAATTCAACTCCCAACTTGCTCTGCCATTTATAAACGCCATAATGTCAAAGGCTTTGCCCTCAAGATGCTTGGATTTCATTGTTTGGCTGGCACCTTTAGCAACGAGTTCTTTCTGCTGCTCAAGGGTTCGCATACCTTGAATTACACCAAAATCGGTTTTGGTAAGCGTTATGGCCTGCTTTACAACTGCCTGTAGTCGCTCATCAATACCTTCAAGCTTATCTAAGCTACGTCTGCTTAATTTAAACGTCATGGTTTCGCTTTCATATATTTGCTGACCGCTCTGTTTCCAAACCAGAATGACATAATAGCAGCGAACAGCCCAGCCGTAGCGTCATCCCAGATCAAGGACAAAGCACGTCCTATCTCATGGCCCGTATCTAATAGCGCCAGCAAAGCAGTCACTTTAATGGCAACGAAAAGAGCAAAAAAACAATAAGTGATAACAGGACGCACACTTCCGCGTAGTGCGTTGATAAAGCCTCCCGCATCAATGCTATCATGTCGATATAGCCCCTCTGTTTCCTTAATGTCTGCCTCTTTGTCCATAATGCTTAACTTTAGTTCAGCACGTTTAGACATAAGGTCCATCTCTAACTGAGCGCGTTCTAATTCATGCTTGTGCGCTTGGTTTGCTTTGAAGTAGTTTAGTACCTCTGGCAAAAACGATGTGCCAAAACCAAGTAAGCTCCCGAGAAGCGTAATCATACAGATACCCCCATATCTCTCATAGCCATTTGCCTACCCATTTCGTACTGCTGTTGCTGCATCATTGGACCTAACGCCATCAAGCCACCCATGTTCATGGTGGTTACAGGCTGTCGCTGCTCCATGAGATAACGCAAGTGCGGTGGAATGTATGTTTCCTCTTCTTCCCCTGTCGCGGCAGTGGCTTGTGTCCCTTGTGTGCCACCTCGCTCATTTATACGATCACCGTAAACAAAACGCTCTTGTGCTAGACGTGCATTAGTTCTTGCTGTGTCGTTAATGTAATCCTGTGCTTGTTCTGGACTAAACCCTTGCTCCATAAATTTTCGCATTTTTACATTAGGATCACTACTAAAAGCACCGCCGCTTGCAATATTTGCAATGCCCATACCCGCAGCCTCTCTCATACCTGCGTAGTTGTCACCCATTTGTCCTAAAAACCCCGGCGCACCTGTTGGCCCCGGTCCAGCAAGGCTAGGGAAAAAACCACCTTCGGGATATGGCCTTGAACGTGGCTTTAAAGTAGTGCCGCCACCTTCTAATGGGACTCGAATACCCCCCGGACTTGGCGCTTGATATTCATAAAGTTGTGGCTGCGCCCTGTAATTGTACATAGGGTTTTTTCTAGGATCAGCAAACTGCGCAGCATTCGGCATATTCAGCATACGCATTAAAGGATTTTCATTTGTGCCGTATATAGAGGTGTCCGTTTGTGGAGTTCTATTGTTGTCTCTTGGTCTATTAGCAATATCTATGTTTCTAAGACCACGACTATGTACTGCTTGTGCCGCTGTGTGTGCGGCGCGGTTACCACGATTTCCCTGTAAAGCCTCATCTTCTTCATACTTGCTAGAGAAGGGACCAGCATAGTCTGCATTACTAAATGTAGCCATTAACCCGCTCCTTGAGACCTATCGGTCTTCGCTTCTTTGTTCATCCAAATGCCAAAGCAACCTGTAAGTGCGCCCATGCACACAGATACCAGACCTGCCTGACTGGGACTTGGCATGTCGAGAGACATAAACCAATGTACAGACTGGTAAGTCAGGATCGTAACCACAAGCATCATAAGCCGTGGGAAGATCTTGTAATCATCTATTATCGTATGTGCCATAGTGATCTCCTAAGTAGATACTGCCGCTCTTGTATCAACACGCAGCCAGTTTGATCCATCCCCAAAAGCCACAACGGGGCTACCTGCTGCCCCGTCTGATACATATATCAGAGTTCCCGTTTCCACAGTGGGGAGTGTAGCTACAGTATATTGAGGGAGTGGAATCCCAGTGGTGTTGTTTGCAGCGGTCGCTGATTTAATCCTAAGTATTGTGTTACTTTCGTAGACTGTACCAACTGAATCTCCACTTTGAGCAGATGTCGGTATCTCTATCAACACAGGCTTTGCTATAGCAGGGTTCGTTATTTGGGCGGCAAACGTAGAGAAAGCCCTAGTTATTTCGGCTAAGTACTGCTGTGAGTAAGTGGGCGGCGGTACAGGAAAGTATGGGACTGGTGCTATAGTCATCGTCTGCCATCCTGTCTTATGTCAACGCGAGGGATTCCAAGTCTCCACAAAACATCAGCATCTGTAGACTCCACCTTGAATGTAAAGCTGCGCCCCCTAATCCGTGTTTGATACTGACTTGTATATTGATCTACAGGCGTGTTCGATGTCTTTGTAATAGTGTCTGTATTCGTGGTTTGGGCTGTTTGGCCCGGTGCATTTTTCGCATTGAATATAAAGTTTACCGTAGTGTCGTTTACGTTTGTTTCCCTAAAATTTAAGTCAGGTATAACACGGCTTATAAAGCTAAACTGGTTACCATCAGTGATATCCATATCACCAGATTCTATAAATGCTGTCATGGCAGAACCATCTGCCTTTGCGCCCGTTTCATGGTTGTATAAGTAACCATCATCGCCAGTTGCAATTGGTACAGACCCAATTCCTCTATCCAACCAAGCTGTTCGGCTTAATGTTCCCACGTACCAAATGTTTTCTTGGTAATTAAACACAACGTATCTGTCGTTTTCTGTAGAGCTAGAAGACGGATAAAACCACCAAACCTCTGCAAACGAAACATTAGATCCAGCAACAACTTTTTCTATTTGGCTTGTATTGAAATCATTAAAGACGTAATCCCTAACCGTGCATGGTATCCTTTGAACAGAACCAGCATAGTTATAAAACTCTGCATTACCCATCCAATACACAATATCATTTACAGCAATTGCCGCTCTTGGACTTGCAATCGTAATGTTTGACGAAACAAGATTAATCCCAAAAGTAAAGGGTGGCCCAATAAACTGCATGGCATACACGGCAATGTCTGTGAACACAGCTATTTGTTGCCTTGTTTCTACTGCCTGAACAATCTTAGACCCTGTATCAATTCTAAGATCCCCCGCTGTATTTGTATCTGTAGGATACCAGTCTATAGGATTTTCTTGACTTGAAAACCTAATAAGCATTGGATCTTGAGTGCCATTTCCTTGAGTGTCAGAAGATCCCCCCAAACCATCGGCTCCAAATGCAATGACATGCCTGTCTCTGTCTGATAGCAAAATTTGAGCGCACTTCTGAGGAACAGATCGCGGTGTGCCAGAAAGCGTTGAGAGTTCTACGCCACGCGTTCCAACGCCATTTGTTTTGTCCCAGTAAAATACTTGACCATTTCTTTCATTGAATATCAGGTCTTCTCCAAAATTATCATGCGACCATATTCTTAGACCTGTTGTGGCTGTTTGAACGCCTGTAGCAACACCTTCACCCCAGCCATTAAAATTGTTTATACTGTCAGCATTTCCCTCTGTTAAACGAACCACAGAGCCATCAGCATGAGATGTTGCGGTCGTTCCATTATGCCCTCGCGTACATCCAGTAAGGTCATTTGAACTAACCCCACCAACCAAAACGAGTTCAGTGCCGCCTATTAAAATTACATCGCTTGCCGAAATACCTGTAGCAGAGGTAACAGTAATTGTGGTGTCCCCCGCACTAAGTGTTCCGCCTTCATTAAGAGTTGTTTGCAATGCGCCGTTGTTTGTGCCGCCCCAAAGTCCAGCACCCCATCCAGTGCCCGCAACAGAGGAGTTAAGCCCTGTGCCTATCTGATAAGCACCCACAACAGATGCACCACCGTTACCTGTATCACTTGAATTAGCAGGGACCAGTGTTGGATTTAAAGATCCGTCTTCTGTTATGCTAGATATTGTACTTACGGTTCTTGCTTGAATTGTATACGTATCACCGTCCGTAACCGAAGCAACTTGATACTCTTGATTAAGAATATCCGCTGTAATTGCACCGCCTAAAGAGGTGGCACCGCTAAAAGTTACAAAATCATTTTCGACAGCGCCATGATTTACGTCAGTAACTGTAATCGTTGAAGATCCATTCGTCGCTGCAAATGTTACATCTCCCGCACCAGTTGTAAGCCTTATGGGGGTAACATCATTGAACGCTGTACCCTGTTTAATGTAATATTTTAATTGGGTTCCAACACCTAGAAAGCCTTCACCGCTGAGAGCAACCCATTCATGCAACCCACGACACGCACCAAGAAAAGAGTTTGTAGTGTTCTTTTCCCAACCATTTAACTTTTCTGGATAACCAAATCTAAAACGTATTTTGTCACAATCAACCCACCCATTACCTTCAGAAAAAGAAGTAATCTCTTTGTTTATGCCCGGTTTGAAGCGAAGATCTGTGTATGGCATGTTTAAGTCTTCATAATGTAAGCAAGAGCATAGTATGGTGGTCTGTTTTCGTGACTGCTTCCACCACCAGTAGAAGCATTTGTCATTGTAGTTGTAGTTGACACCGATATACCCGTTGTCGAACTTGATGTAGCCGCTGTTGTTGCCGTGCCGTTTCCTTGTCCCCCAGTTGATCCACCTTCATTTGAGCCTGTCACAACATTTGAATTATGAGTGTGACCGGGATCTGTAACACTTGAGGAAGAGGACGCCGTGTTGGCGTGGCTGTGGCTTGGGATCTGACTTGTAGTCAGAGTTACACTTGCAGCACCTCCCGTAGCACCTACAGCGTAAGTGCTACCTGCGCCAACAATAAATCTATCCCTCAAGTCTGGAGTTGAGTTGTTACCATCGCAAAGAACCCACCCCGTGGGTATCGCGGCAATTGCGCCCGACCACATAATAATTCCACCTGAAGGAACATAGTTTGTAGACGCTGTATTTATGTCAGAAGCACTAGCTGTGACCCCTGTTAAGTCCGTAGGTCCAATGCTGATGTTTGCACTTCCATTAAAGCTTTGTCCCGCTATAGTTCGTGCGGTTTCCAAAGTTGTCGCAGTGGTTGCGTTTCCAGTGACATTGCCCGTGACATTTCCCGTGACATTACCCGTAAGAGTTGCAGTAATTGTCCCTGCCGTAAAGTTGCCGCTTCCGTCACGCGCTACAATAGCACTTGCCGTGTTTAAGTTTGTAGCTGTTGTTGCAGAGTTAGCCACCTTACTTGCTGTGGAAATCGTTGCCAGCTTTGTATCTGCGATAGCTGCACTTGAATTAATATCAGCATTTACAATAGAATCCGCTGTTATTGCTGCGCTCAACGCGACATTTCCGGTTCCATCAAAAGAAACCGCCGCTGCAGTTATATCTCCCGTAATAGAAAAGTCTCTGGCAGTGGCAAGCCTAACAGCCGTTTCTGCTTGAATCGTAGCCGTAAGATCTTTTACTTGCGCACCAGAACCTGCACCATCGGCTAAAACAATAGCGCCGTCAGAAGCCGCAATAGATACATTACCACCTGAACCTTGAGTTATTGTTACCGTTTCGTCTGTGCTATTGAGGAACATATAGACCCTTGCGTGGTCATTTTGTTCAAGCGTCACAGTACAAGTTCCACCGGGACTACCCGTAAACTCTATAGCTTTATAGTGTCCATTCTCTGGGGAAGAGGGTTGGTTTGACAGTGTTAACGTATATGTAGTTCCTGAAAGAGCAATCTGGGCATACCCATTTGCTGCTCGCTCTAATATTTGCAAATTTGTATTAGTGCTTGTACCCCATGTACCAGCCTCATCACCTGTAGTGATAAGCTTTACACCATTAATATCTGTATATGTAGCCATGTGGAACCCGCCAAAAGTTCAATTGAACTTAGTATATCGTCTGTTTGCATTTTAAGCAACAAGCCGTTGCCAGTTGGGATCTTGATTTGGAGAGATATTTGAGTATGATGGAGTTTGCGATGGAGATATCCCTACATAATTCGGATTTTGATTTGGAGCAATGTTTGAATACGCGGGTGTTTGCGCTGGAGATATTCCCACATAGTTCGGATTTTGGTTTGGAATAATTCGGTCGTAAACATTTACTGAGCTAATTTCTCCTGTCGCTTCAACGCCTGTAACCACAACAATAGGACCAAAGCCCTCAACAACAGTAACTGTGCCTACTGCGCCCGTAGAGACCTCGCCCGTAACAGCCACATTAGCATCAGCAGAAACAATAACCGCGCCTACTGTACCCGTAGAGACCTCGCCCGTAACAGCTACATTGGCATCAGCGGAAATAGTAACAAAACCAACTGCAGAAGTTCCTACCTCGCCTACTACCGAAACATTAGCATCAGCTATAACAATAACGGATCCAACCGCAGTTGTGGCAGATTCACCCGTTACCGCAACATTAGCTTCCGTAGAAATAGTAACTGTACCAACAGCGCCCGTAGCAGCTTCGCCCGTTACTGCGACATTTGCATCAGCCGTAATAACGACTGTACCAACAGCACCCGTGGCAGCTTCGCCCGTTGCCGCGACATTCGCCGTAGTTGAAACCTCTACTGTAGACCCATTACCAACAGCGGTGGTAGCCTCGTTCCCAATGAGGCCAACATTTGCTTCACCGGAAATCCCAACACTGCCAACAGCGCCTGTGGCGGAAAGACCTACAAGGACCGCAATCTGTTCGTCGTCATCTCCTAACGGGGTCGAACCTAATGCGGAAAAACCTAACATCACTCAGCCTCTTGTATCACAAGCGTTCCCGCCTCGACCTGACGCATGATCTCACTGTAGTGTCTGTTGTTGGGGTCTAGTGGGACAAACATCTCTTGCCCGTCGATGGTGGCACGGATGGAAGAGTTGGTGCCTGACAGTGGGTCAGATATGTACTGTGCGGTTGTGATATCCATATTGTCCATTGTTTATAACTCCGCATCAGAAGTGGAGGCCGCATAATAAGCATTTGCAGCAGATGTAAGATAAAAATAATGACCACTAGGACTTGCACCCCCCGTTACAATGGAACCATTGTTGTTACTTCCAATAGTAATAGTGGGATTTGCCCTCATGGATACAGCATAATCTACGTTAGCTATACAAGAAGTCGAAGTATAGTAAGTTAAATAGTGGGCGTGTATTGAGTTATAATACCTCTGGCACCGTGCAAGTTCATCCCCGTAGGACCGATGCTCAAAGGGGGTTGCCGTGTCGCCGATTTCCAACTGGACGCCTGTCAGGTAAAAAGTTGCGCTAGATGTTTCACATAAATTTGTTGAACCTGTTACGCCAATATAAGTTCCAGTTGTCCATGATCCTGCAGTAGTCTTAAATGATGAACCACTGCCTAAATCAAAATTAACATAAACCCCAGTACCATTTGTTGAGTCCCAAGTACCCGTTGTTGGTCCAGCAATAATTATAGTCTTTTGTTCAAACGTATTTGCAGCAGAAATTGTGTATGTAAATGGGTAAGACTGTATTGTGCTTGCTCCGTACAATGCCCCCGAAAAAGTGCCAGTAACGCTGGAACGAACCCAAAAGGATAAAGTGATTGTTTTGGCAGATGCAGTTCCCCACGAAAAGTCTGCAATGTTATATCCCTCAATGACTTGATAAATTCTATTTACCGCACCAGAAACAGGAGATGCGCCAGTTCCAATAGTGATTAAAGCAGAGTTTGAAAATCCTGTAGCAGATGTTGATGATCTTTGAATGGTTGTACCACTAGCAGTCCCAACAGCCCCCACCCATCTGTCAAGCTTATAAGCTGCGGATGTAAAAGCAACACTTGACCCACTGTTGCGCTGGTCAAAAACCATTGCACCGTTGATAATCCTATTTCTGTGCGACAAAGCACCGTCATCGTAGACGTTGCCAAGATCTGCAAGTTGTCTTGCCTTACTCATTTGTTACTCTCCCAACAGGGTAGCCAAGTCCAATGCCTTGAGTTCATCAGGTGTGGTTGCCGCAGCAATACGGGCATCGTCTGTGATGTCACGCAGTGTTTGCTTCTGCGCTGCAATCTCAGCCGCACCAGAGCCAGCTTCCAAGGCTTTCATATATTGTACATCCAGATCAGCCAGACGTGGCGCACGTTCAGCACGTAGGTTGTCCTTGTGGATTGCTTTAGCTGCATCCATGTCTACTTCGACTGCACTACCATTAAACTGCCAAGCACCACGGAATGTGCGGTCAGTTGGAACTGTAAGAGACGATGCATCACGAACATCGCCGTTGATATTGATGTAAGTTGTCATTGGTTTATTCT